TCTCTGCTGGGTTGCCGTTGGTAAGGATTGCTTTACCGGGCTTGACTTCAAACTTAGCGCCACGAGGTAGACGAGTAGCATCCATTGCAATCATTGGAGCCGTTGTTAAGGCGAGGCTGTCTAGGTGACTACGCAACTGAGCGTCAATGCCCTTTTGCATATTGTAAGCCTTTTCGACTGTGCCACGACCCCAGAAGCGATTTGGAACTGTATCATCCTGATATGCTACGACAGGACGATCCTTCATCATGTAAGGCGTTTTCTCTGCCTTGAGTAATAAGTCGCCATTAGCAATAACGACGATGGCTTCGACGAGGTCGCTATACTGATCCGCAGTGCTGTCCTCCGGAAATAAGTCAACAACTTCTTCACCTTCTTTGTTCTCCAATTGCTCAATGTATTCACGAGGTACTAATCCATAATATTTCAAGAGTACTACTTTATCATCGGTATACTGGATTTCTTCCTGTGTTGGCTCTAGGTCGTCATCTTGTCCGTAGGCTTGAATATCTACTTTACGATAGATACCCTTTTCCATTCCAGCTACAACTTGATGGATAGAGACATAAGACTCGATTGCAACTCCCATTGCATCTTCAATGGTGGTGGCGTTAGGGTCAATTAAGAAGTTCTTAGGATTGATAGGATTTAACTTAATGCAAGTATAATCCTTCTCCATCACTCCGTATGCGGCTGTTCCATCTGCCATTGGCATGGTCTGGGGATACATCTCTGTTTTCTTAGAAACAGACAATTCACCGATACCAGTACCATAAATCTCAGCCATTAACTCAACTTGAGTAATAGCCTTCCTAATATTCTCTTTCTCTAGATCTTCTTTGAGCTGTCGCTTAATTGCTTCCACATCGAAAGGTTGTTGGTCCACAAGGTCATCAGAGATGTCAAACCATTCTCCATTTCCGAATATAGCTTCGCATATCTCTGCGTGTCTTGTTTCCACAGCTTGTTGAGTCGCTGGGGAGATAATACGGCTGCGCTCAGATTCTCTAGTACGGTCTTCTGCAGCCCACTTGCCTCTAAATATTCTTTCATATTCTTTCCATTCTACAAGATAATTATCATCACGATGATCACGCCAGCGATCACAATGACTGACAACGAACTCAACAATCTCTTTGTCTGATTCGGTTGGTTGGTCAAACTCGTTTTGTGAGAGTTCTTCTTTTTGAAATTCTGCCATGATTTTCCTTTAATAACCAGAAATAATATCTAAAGTTTGATAAGGCTCGTCTTCGTAATCCTGCTGATAGCTAGTCAAAGCCATCTGATCGATATACGCCAGTGCGTCCACAAGGTCATCATGGACATTAGCGGTAGGGAACTGGAGTAACTGATCTACAAACTCTTTCCAGTCTTCTTCTTCGTTTAGGGTAATCCTACCGTGTTCAAACCTACCCTGTAACGCCCAAGCTATTCGCTCGGTCTTTTTCTTGTTGCCATGCGTCAAATCCGTAATATGGAAATAGACATTGTTCTTACGCATCAAATCGTTTAAGTAGGGATGCACTGCGTTCTTTAGCGCCCCTCGCTCGATTCCTACAGCCATCGGCTGGTATTCTTGTACAAGTCGAAGTATCTTTGCTGCTGTCTCTTTAATGTCCCAACGACCATGTACAATCTTCTCAACGAACCAATCTCCAGTGTCTTCTACTTTTACAATTGCGATAGCGGATTCGTCTAAGCGTTTCTTTGTAGCGCCAGCGTTCTTCGCCACCTCTTCAAATCCTGCCAAATCGATAGCGATAATGTAGTCCCCGTACTGCGGAGCTTCGCCATACTTAATCCATTCTTCCTTGAAGATTTCTTGACCGGCATTGTCAAAAGATGCTTCGTACTCTTGCTTGAACGCAAAAGACGAGAGCGTCTTCCTTGCGGCGTCCACCTCTTTCGGGTCAATCGTCTCATTATCTTTTGTGGTGAAGTGCCATGCTTTCCATTCTTCGTCTTCTTCTTCCATCCCTAGTTTATACATATCGTAAAACCAGTTACGCCCTGACGGAGTGGAGATGAACATAGCCTCTCCCTTCTTATCCGACAGAGAAGCACGAACAATCTTCTCCCAAGTCTCCTGCTTAATAAACGCACACTCGTCTAGGACTGCGTAGTACAGACTCAAACCACGAAGGGTATCGCTGTTGTCTGCGCCTCTGACATGAATCTTACGACCATTCACCAAGGTGATGTCCAGATTGTTAATGTGAGCAGACTTAATAACAGGTCTACCAATCTCTAGGAGGCTGTCCCAGATGATTTGTCTGGACTGTCCTAAAGTCGGGGATACATACAACACTGCAGACCCTTCAGGAGCCTCTAATGCCTTTATGATAAGCATCATCGTTGCGAGACGACTCTTACCGCACCGCCGCCCTGCTGCTATTACTTTAAAGCGAGTCTTATCCATAAAGACTTCCTGTTGCCACTTTAGCAACTCAAAGTTAAGATTCATCGATCTCACCCATGTCTACGACATCAGCATCGACAGTAGGACTATTTAGCCCAGTGATGTTAATGCTAATTTGCGGTGATTGTCCGCTGTTTTTCGCCGCATCGAATACCGACACTGGCAGAATCCTATCGACACACAACTTCAGTGCCGCCATGTTATCCTTATCGTCAGGATTTAATGCTTTGGCGATAAGTGTCTCAATTATCTTATCTCCGGAAGTACCAAGCAATCTGGCTTTGAATTCAGCAATTCGTGCTGAGTCTCCGGCAGGTCTTCCGACCTTACCCCTATTACCCTTCTTCTTCGCCTCGATGTCCTTCTTTAGGGGACGACCTAACTTACGACGAACAATCTTTGGTCTTTCTTTCTTCTCGACAACAGAAGTGCTTATTTCGACAGAATCAGACATTGTCTTTTATCCTTAATGGGAAGACTTTAGCGACAATCCTTCTATATAGGGTTTTCGCTATTGGAGAGGTTTCTATAGGAGAAGAATATTAATCATCCTATATCGCTAACGAATCATCCCTAACGATTCGTCATAGTTCTATATAGTGCGAACTATATCATACTTTTCTTCATTTGTCAAGTACTTTGTTACTTTTCTTTAACACTAGCGTCCCTCCGGTGCGGGACTCCATAGGCTTGATTGGTCTCCGCAACCCTCCTTTGCAGACCACTTCGTGTGCGCCGACTCCGCAGGAGGTCTGTATTGACTGCTTTCTATACAGTCCAGACTTCGTCTGACTCTGTCCCTTTATTGTCTACTCTGTCCCTATTTATTATTGTTAATACAATCAACAACTTACATTGCAGTGCAATATAGTCCTTTTTACTATTTTGTATACAGTAGCGGCTCCGACAACATCACACAACACAGCCAACCCCACCCCCCCTATGTTGTTTTTATACAACACTTTATAGCCTGTGTTGTTTTTATACAACAGTAAAGCTAGGTTGACACTTCATAGCTAAAGACTATCGGGGCAGGGAAGTCAATAGCGGGAATGTATGAGGCGATGATGCACCTTTATAGTGCAACTATATAGCACCAAGATAGTGCAACCTAGCAACCTAATCTAGCACCAACATAGAGCATAGACATAAACTATCAATACTGTCAATCGATAGCAACAATCAATCAAAACCTAGGGTTTATCCTAGTATCTTTTTATAGCATTGACCCGTTATACTGTGTATGTAGTATTGATAAAGGAGATTAAACAATGATCACATTAACAGAAGTAAAAGAGATATTATTAGTTAATAGAGGGATTGCTTACCCTTATCCACGCAAGGGTCAAATCTCTATCAATGGCGGAAAAGGCAAACCAGCAACAAAAGAGGCTATTCAGTTCGCTAGAGAGTTTTACAAGGCAAAGCAATAAACTAAGGGTTTATCCCTATTGCGTATCATTAGAGATAGGGATAGACTGTAAACACCTAAACACTTGAAAGGGATTAAAATGATTAACTACTCAGAATCAAAGAAAAGCATTGTATTGTATCAATTCACAGAAAAAGCGATTTGGGGTCAATTTGGCGATGAGTTAATGTTTTGCACTTACGGAACATTAGATGCGCCTGAGTTTATCCCTAATGGTTCATGCAGTAGCACTATCTCGAATACTTGCTTGTATCGGGAATATATTTAGTAGTAAACTTAAACCTAGCAGTATCTTAACTTTAGACAGGAGATTTACAAATGAGAATCAAACCAATAGCGTCAAATATGACAGAGTTGCTACTC